TGGCTGCTTCTACTTCTGCTTCTGCGGTTCGTGGTATGTCATTCAATATTCTATTTTTGGACGAATTTGCGTTCGTTCCAAATCATATCGCAGATTCATTCTTTGCATCAGTATATCCAACAATTACTTCAGGTAAAAATACAAAAGTAATTATTGTATCTACGCCTCATGGTATGAATCACTTCTACCGCATGTGGCATGATGCGGAGAAGGGTAAAAACGAATACGTTTTTACGGATGTTCACTGGAGTGAAGTTCCAGGTAGAGATGAAGAGTGGAAGAAGCAAACGATTGCAAACACTTCAGAACAACAGTTCAAAGTTGAGTTTGAATGCGAATTCCTAGGATCGGTAGATACACTCATCGCACCAAGTAAGTTGAGAAACCTCGTATACGACCACCCCAAGACCCGCAGTGCTGGGTTAGATGTTTATGTGGACCCAATAGAGAATAATGATTATTTGATTACTGTAGACGTTGCTAGAGGTGTTGGTAATGACTATTCTGCATTTACTGTCGTGGACATAACACAATTTCCACATAAAGTAGTTGCCAAATATAGAAATAATGAAATAAAACCAATGCTATTCCCCAGCATAATACATGATGTCGCAAAAAGTTATAATGATGCATACATTTTATGTGAGGTTAATGATGTTGGAGACCAAGTTGCTTCTATTCTGCAATATGATTTGGAATATAATAATCTTCTCATGTGTTCTATGAGAGGTAGGGCAGGTCAGATTGTTGGACAAGGATTTTCTGGAAAGAAGACGCAACTTGGCGTTAAGATGTCCAAGACTGTTAAGAAGGTTGGTTGCCTCAATCTAAAAACAATGATTGAGGAAAACAAACTTTTATTAAACGATTATGAGATAATTTCTGAGCTCACCACATTCATTCAAAAACATAATTCTTTTGAAGCAGAAGAAGGATGTAATGATGACTTAGCAATGTGTCTTGTAATCTATGCTTGGTTAGTTGCACAAGACTATTTCAAAGAGTTAACTGACCAAGATGTTAGGAAAAGATTATATGAAGAGCAAAAAAATCAAATTGAGCAAGATATGGCACCATTTGGATTTGTATCGGACGGATTAGATGAAAGTAGTTTTGTTGATAGTGAGGGAGATAGATGGTATGTCGATGAGTATGGAGATAGGTCTTATATGTGGGAGTATATGTAGTGGATATTGATGGTCAAATTAAATTAGGTCACTTATTATTGAATGACCGAAAATGTAGGTCTTGTGGAGAAATTAAAAATCTTATTGATGGATTTTATAGAACTAGAAAAAATAGAGGCCCAGTTCCATCATCATATTCTTACGAATGTAAAGAATGCACAATTAGAAGAGTAGTTTCGAATAGGATGGCATCTAAAGTTCTTGATAAATGGGAATATCCTGACTGGTAGAAAGTTCATGCACCGTTTCCCCATTTGAAAAGTATTTTTTAATAAATATTTTTTAGATAAACTGAGATTCTACGGAGAAAAACATGGCGACTCCTCAATTATCTCCTGGTGTACTTACAAGGGAAGTTGATTTAACAGTAGGGAGAGCTGATAACGTACTCGATAATATCGGTGCTATTGCTGGACCTTTTGCGATTGGTCCTGTAGAGCAGGCAATAGACATCACTACAGAGCAAGAATTAATTAGCAATTTTGGAAAACCAATCTCCACTGATGCTCAGTACGAGTATTGGATGAGTGCTTCATCTTACCTTTCATATGGCGGTGTTCTAAAGGTTGTTAGAGCAGATGGTTCTTCTCTGAACAATGCAAATTCTGGTGTAGGTATTGGTTCAACATCTACACTAAAAATTAAAAATTATGATGATTACTTTGCAAACTATTCTACTGCAACTAATTTTACATACGCCGCAAAGAATCCAGGTTCTTGGGGTAACAAACTGAAGGTTTGTGTTATTGATGACCTAGCAGACCAAAGAATTGGTATTAATACAACTGACCTTTCTGCTCTAGGAGCAGTAATTGGTTATGGTGTTACAACTGGCATTTCTGCTGTTCTGCCAGGTGCAGGTTCAACTTCAACCTTTAATGGTTATCTGAAGGGAATTATCACTGGGGTTACAACAGACGCTACCAACGGAAATAGTACTGTTGATGTGAAGATTGTTTCTAGAGTTTCTGCTGCAGGAACAGAAACAAGCATCACATATGCACAAGGAAACAACACTGCTTCATTCGAAACAACCGATACTGTTACCTTTGTAAACAACTCAGGTATTAACACAGGCAGTTCTGCTTCTTCTGCACCTACATTAGTATCAGTAGTTGACTGGTATGATGAGCAAACTCTTGGACTAACAAATTCAATTGTTTTCTGGAAGTCAATTGCACCAAAACCAGTATCAAACAACTATTCCGTTCAAAGAAATGGAAAGAATGATGGATTGCACATTGTTGTTGTTGACGACACAGGATCTATCACTGGTATTCAAGGTAATGTGCTTGAGAAGTTTGTAAGTCTTTCTAAGGCTGCTGACTCTGTTTCTTCAATCAATTCTCCACAAAAGATTTGGTATAAGAACTTCCTCGCAAACTTCTCAAACTACATTTATGCAGGATATAATCCTTCAAATGGCGCAGACGCCTTCCACGGCACTACTCCAATTGCTACTGGATTCTCCACCGCATATACGAAATACACAACCTCAGAGGGTCTGTGGGGTCAAAATGCACAAAATACAACTTATAGTGCAATAGGAAACGTTTCTTACACCCTAGACGGTGGAGTTGACTACTCTGCAAATGGTGGAATGACTGCAACTCTTGCAAGTATTTCATCTGCATATGACTTGTTTGCAAATAGAGATGATATTCAAGTTGACTTCTTAATCAATGGTCCTGGTCTTGCCAATGAGTCCGAATCTCAAGCAAAAGCAAATAAACTTATTTCAATTGCTGAAGGTAGAAAAGATTGTGTTGCAGTAATTTCTCCACACAGAGAAAATATTGTAAATCTAACAAATACAACAACACAGACTACCAACGTAATTAGATTCTTCAGTGCTCTATCATCTTCATCATACGCAGTATTCGATACTGGTTATAAGTATACCTATGACAGATTTAACAACCTGTTTAGATATGTCCCATGTAATCCAGATGTTGCTGGATTGATGATGAGAACATCAATCAACTCATATCCATGGTATTCGCCAGCAGGACAACAAAGAGGTGTTCTTAACAACGCAATTAAACTCGCATACAACCCAAACAAACCTCAAAGAGACCTTCTTTATACTGCAAGAGTTAACTCAATCATAAGTCAACCTGGTGTTGGAATCTATCTCTTTGGAGATAAGACCGCTCTCGCATATGCATCCGCATTCGATAGAATCAATGTTAGAAGACTATTCTTAACTCTAGAGCAAGCACTTGAGAGAGCATCTCAAGCACAATTGTTCGAACTTAATGATCAAGTCACAAGAGCGAACTTTATCAATATTGTTGAACCATATCTTCGCGATGTTCAGGCAAAGAGAGGTATCTATGACTTCTTAGTAATCTGTGACGAAACAAACAACACTCCAGATGTTATTGATAACAATGAATTTAGAGCTGACATCTTCTTGAAACCAACCAAGTCTATTAACTATGTCACCCTGACCTTTGTTGCTACTCGAACTGGAGTAAGCTTTGAAGAAGTCGCCGGTAGAGTTTAATCATTCTAACCTAAACACAGAAGGAGGATCTTAAAATGTCAACTCTAAGAACAATCACTGGATTTAAAGAAAGATTAGCTGGTGGCGGCGCTAGACCTAATCTATTCGAAGTAGAAATCCCATCATTTCCTAGTGCAATAACTAATCTTTGGAGACCTGGAAGCGGAAATGAAATTGAAACTTTCAAGTTCCTTTGTAAGGCAGCACAACTTCCCGCATCAAACATTGCGGCAATCGAAGTTCCTTTTAGAGGAAGAACTATGAAGGTTGCTGGTGATAGAACTTTTGATACTTGGACAGTCACCATCATAAACGATGAGGATTTCCAACTCAGAAGTGCCTTCGAACTTTGGATGAATAATATCAGCAAACTTGACAATAATAGTGGAGCAACAAGTCCAGAAGCGTACATGACTGATGCTTTTGTACACCAACTTGGAAGAGGATATGATAAAGGAAGATTCTCTTCCACAAATAATGGCGGTTCTGCTCTTCCTGCTATTGATGTTCTCCCATTAAGAACATACAAGTTCTTTGATATTTTCCCAACCAATGTTTCTGCTATTGACCTTTCATATGATTCTTCAGATACCATCGAAGAGTATTCTGTAGAATTCCAAGTTCAGTACTGGACAGCTGGTAGAGGACCATCCACCAATGATCAAACTAGAACTAATATTAGTTGATAAATAGTTAGATACAAGGTCAGATTAAATAAATTATGTCAAAATTATTTGGATTCTCAATTGAGAATACTGAACCACTATCTCCAAGTACAGTCTCTCCCGTTCCACCCAATAATGAGGACGGGAATGACCATTACTTGAGTAGTGGTTTTTTTGGTTCGTATGTTGACATTGAAGGTGTTTATAGAACAGAATTTGATCTTATTAAAAGATATCGTGAGATGGCACTTCATCCCGAGTGTGATAGTGCCATTGAAGATATTGTAAATGAAGCGATTGTATCGGATACAAATGATAGTCCTGTTCAGATTGATTTAGATAATCTGAATGCTAGCGATGGAATCAAAAAGAAAATCAGAGACGAATTTAAATACATTTTAGAGTTGCTAGATTTTGATAAAAAGTCTCATGAAATTTATAGAAATTGGTATGTTGATGGTAGACTTTATTATCACAAAGTAATTGACCTAAAAAATCCCCATGAAGGGATTCAAGAATTGAGATACATTGACGCAATGAAAATGCGTTATGTTCGCCAAAATAAAAAGACTAAAGAGGACAAATATAGACTAGCAAATATTAATAATGACAACCCAATGGAGTATGAATTTCCTCAAATTGAGGAGTATTTCATTTATAATCCAAAATTAACCTATCCAACATCAAATCCATCATCAATGGGTTCAAATGCTGGAATCAAAATGTCAAAAGATTCCATCACATACTGTACTTCAGGTCTTGTAGACAGAAATAAAGGAACTACACTATCATATCTCCATAAAGCAATCAAGTCTCTCAATCAACTCCGCATGATTGAGGACTCGCTTGTTATCTACAGATTGTCTCGTGCTCCTGAGCGTAGAATTTTCTACATTGATGTGGGCAATCTACCTAAAGTAAAAGCAGAACAATATCTCCGTGATGTTATGATGCGTTATCGTAACAAACTAGTATATGATGCTAATACTGGCGAGATTCGTGACGATAAAAAGTTTATGTCAATGCTTGAGGATTTCTGGCTCCCTCGCCGTGAAGGTGGTAGAGGAACTGAAATTACTACTCTTCCTGGCGGACAAAATCTTGGAGAGATTACAGATATTGAATACTTTAAGAAAAAATTATATCGCTCACTAAATGTTCCACCATCAAGAATGGATGGAGAAGGTGGATTTAATCTTGGTCGTTCATCGGAAATTTTAAGAGACGAACTAAAGTTTACCAAATTCGTTAGTCGTTTAAGAAAGAGATTCTCAAACATGTTCAATGACATGTTAAGAACACAATTGATTCTTAAAAACATTATCACCCCAGAAGACTGGGATATTATGAATGAGCATATTCAATATGACTTTTTATATGATAACCACTTCTCTGAGTTGAAAGACGCAGAGTTATTGAATGAAAGATTGAATATGGTTGCAACTGCAGAACCTTATGTCGGCAAATACTTTTCTCAAGATTATGTAAGACGTAAGATTTTAAGACAGACTGATATGGAAATCCTAGAGCAAGATTCTCTTATTAAGAAAGAAATTAAAGATGGAGTTATTCCTGACCCAAGTATTCCTGTTGACCCAGAAACTGGATTACCTTTAGAGCAATCACCTTCTTCTAACTTAGGCAAGTCTGTTGTTGAACCAGATTTAGAATCTCAAGCATCTACAGTAAAAGCACCTGAGATACCCAAGGGTGGTGAGATATAAATAAAAACGATTACATATAGGTATTGACAAATGGATGATCTAATGGACATGATTATCACTGACGAATCACCATCCCAAATTAGTGATAAAATCAAAGATATTCTTTTTTCAAAATCAGCAGAAAAAATTGATGCTTTCAGACCATCTGTTGCATCAAATATGTTCGATAATTCAGAATCAGAAGACGAGGAATAAATGAAATCCTATCAGCAATTTATTTCGGAAGCAGTTAACATTGCAGGAGATTTTACAGGAAATCTCTACATTAATTCCCAACCAGAAACTCAAAGTGTTGGAGAGGAATATATTGCTGATGTAATGTGGAATGGAAGTCTTTATAGAATGGAAATGATTACAAAAAATTCAATTCCATCAAAAAGAGAACTTGGTGAGCAGTTGCAAGGAGAATATCCCGGCGCTGTAGTTCATCAGATTTATCCTGTATCTGAAAAAAATCTCAATATTAAGAACGCAAAAAGATATCACCCATCAAAACTGGAATGGATTGACTGATAAATGGCTCAGTGGAATAAGTCTATACAAGATTATTTAAATCAGGAACGAACACTTCATGAGGTTTATCTTCGTGCGGATGAGTATGGAAATATTCTAAATGAAGGTGCTTGTTCAAAATCTGCTTTTGGGGAAAACATTTCTATTCCCATCATTCCCAAAATTCAGGGAGATGCTGTATATGGATTAGACCCAAGAGAGTTT